CGCACTACCTGCTCCAGCTCGTCCCCTTCGGGTATCGCTTGGATTTGGAGGTACTGGTCGACGGTGATGTCGTAGAGGTTCTCCGGTATCGTTACGGTCTTGTTCACGCTATCAAATAGACGAAAGTTAGGGACATAAAAAAAGGCCCCGAAGGGCCTGTCTGCGGGATTGGGTTTCCCTTACTGCTTGGCAGCTTGGGCGAGCTTGCCTTCCGCTGGCTTGAGAATCTCCCAAATCTTGCGGACCTCGCTGCGCTCCTTAAAGGTCGCCTCCAGCTCTTCGCAGTTGTTCAAGCGGAGAACGTTGCGGGCGAAGCTGATGAAGGCAGACTGCAACTCGGCTACGTCCACCATCAGACGTCCCATGACCTTGCGACGGTTGTCGCTGGTGTCGACCTTGTGAAGGTCCTCGTACATCATCCCGGCAACTGCGCAACTGCGTGAAGCTTCGCGAAGCCGTTGGCCCTCGGTGCTCTTGTCACCTTCAAAGGTGAAGTGAAACACTTCGGTGGACAAGAGCTGCACCTTGCGGCCAGCGGTGATGCCCTTTTGGGCGGGAATAGAGAGGGCAGTTGCCATCGCTCTGGGTCGCTTAGGGTGTTGGGCTGGGTGGGTTAGGCTCCCGTCCCCGTCCTAAGACATAGCAAATATACAACTATCTTTTGCATATACAAGCGTAAACGCAAAAATAATTCGCTTTTATGCGAGGAAGTAGGAACCAGACCGGGAGGTGGTGAGCAAGTTCAAACACACGTACCGCACCGCGTCAATGCCGTGGTTGTCTTTGTCCACGGGTCTGTTGAGGTTGCGCCCGTTCTTGTCCTGCTCCCATCGGTACGCCCGAAGCTCTTTTTGTAGGTGTGTGCTCTCAGCGGTGACCAGGAGCTTGTGCCTTCTCATGATGTCGATACCCTGACGGATCGAGTCCGGTCCCTTGCGGGCGGGCTTCACGTTGTGCCCCAACCGGTATAGCTCCTCGATACTCTTAGGCTCGGCTGAGTCTGCGATGATGGTTTGACAATCCAGCTTGTCCAGCTCCTCCCCGATGTCCGGATTTGTGAGGCCGGTACTATACAGCCTCTCGTGAAGGATGAGCGTGTGGCCGTCTTGGTATACGTCAATCACTGCGGTGGGGTCATTGGTAAAGCCGAAGTCGAGGCCGGTCCCGATGCGCTTACCGGATACCTCTCCCACCTCCCACGTGAAGACGGCGGCCTGGTTCACTCCTCTCTCTCCCAGTCCGTAGATGCGCCAATAATTCGGGTCGGCGTCCTTCAGGCGTTCTATCTCTTGGATGGTGGCCTTGTCCAAGTAGGGGTTGTCCTTGTATGTGGTGCGGAAGAATGTGGAGTCCTCTCGCGGGATGACGTCCTCGTATATCCAGTGATATTCGTCGGAGGGGTTGAAGTCGATGATGACCTTGTTCGTGGTCCTCAGTAGGAGCTGCCTCCAGTCCTCCAAACTGAGCTCGTTGGCTTCGTTGATGAAGAGGATGGAACGCTTGCGGCCCCTGACCTTTTGCGGCTGGTCTACGCTGATGAACTCGACCAGGTTACCAAAGAGGACGTAGTTCGCTTCGCTCTTGTTGTGCAGGTCCGGGTTGTATGCGTCCTCTCTTTCGAGTATCTCGAAGAAGTCCCGCATCGCTGTAGCCCGTAGCGCGGGAAATGTCTTACGCGCGATGGTGATGACTGCCCCGGCGTTCTCGTTCTTGTAGCAGAGCTCCACGATACTCTGAAGGATGGAGTACGTCTTGCCCGATCGCGTCCCGCCTTGGTGGATTTGAATCCGGGTGTCGCACCCTTTGACGTGGTAGCATGTGGCGGGCTGCTTCACAGGCTGTCCAGAAATGCGGTGTGACTCTCGTAATAGTGCCAACCCTTTTTGGCGTATCCCTTGGACCAGTAGTGATAGACGTACCCCTTTACCTTATAACATCCCGGACTCGTTATGGTGTATGGTATGCCACGCTCCCGAAGCAATCGTTCGAGCACCTCCTTGGAATGTCTTCGGTAAAGCCGGTCCGCCTTGCTCACGACACGTCCGCGTTGTCATCGGTGAACCAGGACAGCGGCTTCTTCTCGGCCACGGCTATCTCTTGCCTCTCCACATATCCCCGATTCTTGCCCTTGGTCTTGAGGTAAAAGATGGTGGCGGCAGGGTTGCCGGAGTCGATGAGCTTGTGAAGTTTGCTCTCGGCGAAATCGAGGGCCACGTCTCCGAGGTCTTCGACTGCGGTCTTGTAGTCCTCGTCGGAGTTCATCCAATCGTAATGGGTGGAGCGATGAATGCCCACCATCTTACAGGCCTGAGTGACGATGCCCAATGCCTTCTCCAAAGCCTCTATCATGGCCTTTTTTTTGTTCGTCGGATTTGTCGGGTTCATGCCTCAGCTTTTACTTCATTGCCCCACCTAATTGATTCCCGGTCTGGGTAGGGTTCGGGTATCTCCACCCACCAACTATGGGCGCGATCATGTCCAGACATCCACACCTCAAAGGTGTAGTGTTCCTCAAAGCCGTAATGGTCTACGGTGTGCCTCCATACTCCGCTATCTAAAAGCTCCAGTATGAGGTAGTTGCTTCCGGCCTGTGGAGGGTCAAGGGTGCAGTGTCTCCACTTTATTTCGTGTACGTCCATAGCTGTCAAAAAATCTGCATCTCCTGCGCCCTTGTGCATCGCGTCAGTTGCTGCGTTTTAGGGTCACGGTAAAAAGTAATTTTCGCTTTCAGTTGAAGTACGCCATCCTTGTCCGCCAACTTAGGGGAGAGGTAGGGTAGGGCCTTGGTGATTGCGTTGTATGCTTCGTCGTGCGTCATGTATATAGCTGTCAAGGTTTACGCCCCATATCCAAAGGGGCTCACGTCGTATCCGGGTTCTGAGTCTGTGGTGAATACCTTCTCTATTCTCTCCGTGTATTCGGTGCGGTCATAGAATCGCTTGATTGCCCGTGTGCGGTTCTTGTGGTGGGTAAATTGCAATCCTGCCTGTCTGCGGCTGGATACATACCACACCACGCGCTCCTCGGTTTCGGCGCATTCGAAGACGGCTTTGTATGTGTCAGACATAGGCCCAAAATAAGAGGGTGAGGATTGCCCCCAGGTATCCGAAAAATACTGCCCTCGTGGAGTAGTCGTAGCGGTTCACAGGTCGAGCTTGTTTTTGTAGTGTTGGATAATGCGCTCTGTCTCGTGGCGGTAGAACTCCTTGAACTCTCCCTGCTCCTCTTGCTGCCATACTTTGTAGAGGACGTTTCTCAGGCGTTGGCTTTGGCTCTTGGGTTCGTCGTAGAGGTCCAGCTCTATGGCGTCGAGTTCTTCTACCTCATCGCGGTTAAACGTGTCCTCCCCTCGAAAGTACAGGACGCCGAAGGTGTCCACCATCTGGTCAATCTCGGCTACCTCGGTGCTGGTCTTCTCTTGGGTGATGAAGCGCACGGACACAGTTCGGTCCTTCCTCCTTTGGTATCCGTCAAGCTGGGCGGCGGTGAGTATCTTCAAAATAGCTTTGGGGCTTCTTGGTATGTCTCCCACTTGCAAGAGCGGATCTTTCTTCCGGATTTCGTGCGGCCCTCCTTCTCTGTCAGGAGGTACTTCACCCCGTTGGCCTCGATTACTTTCTTGTGAATCATAGCTTGCCTTCTTCTCTCATGACGCTGGTGGCCCACCGCAGTCCGGCTTTGCCTCCCCACAGAAGATACGAAATAGTCCCGCAAGCGGACGAGTCTGATTCGTCATAATACTCCTCCGCACGAGAAAGATATGAGTACATCCTTTTCACGGTCTCAAAGCTAACCGCCTTGTTTTGGGCCAGCTGCTGCGCCCTGACCTTGCCCGTTTGGGTGGCGCACTTGTTGCCGTTCTTCTCGTTGAGGTCGATCCCGCGCTGGGCGTTATTGGATACCGCGTCGGGGTATGTGTAGGTCTTAAATTTTACAGCGATGCTCATATGCTTGTTGGAGTTTGGTCACCATGCGCTGGTTCTTCCCGGTGCAATTGCAGGGCTTCGCGTTGGCGTTAAATGTTCTGTTGTAGATGGCGTACATCTTCTTTGATTCCGGGCGGGTCAGTCTGCCCTTCTCTATGGACGGCAAGAGCTCCTCGAAGAGTGGGACGTCCTCCTCGCTCATGGCCACGCCACGACCTGGAAAGAGCTCGTTCAGTTTCTTCTGTCTTTCGTCACATCCGCAGTCCTCGACCACAGCGTGAACGAGCTTATCTATTCCCGTCGCCTTCGTCAGCTTGGCTATCTTGTCGCCCAGCCCCTTGGAGTTCTTTTCTGACACGTCTTATGGTGGTGTATAGTGTATGTCTGGAGATGCCTGTGGCCTCAGCGAACGAGTCCAATGTGTGCCCCTCTTCGAAATATATCGCAAACACCTCAGCCTCGAACCATGGCAAATCCGCGAGGCGTTCTTCGATATGGGATAAGAGTTGATCGCGGTGGGCGGCTACCCCATCCCCGTCCCACCAGCCTTCTATCTGTTTGCTGAACTTGCGGCGTCGCTCGATGTCCTTTCTCCACTTGTAATGGTATCGGGAAGTCTTGGAGTTGTAGTTGTTGACCATGACCCTCAATACCCAGTACTTCATCTGTCCCCGGTCGAGCAGTCCGTTGATGGTTTCGTCCTTGGTTTGGTAGAGTTGCAAGATGACCTCGTGAAGTAGGTCGTCGCCATCGCGTCCCGCTATCCTGTGGGCAGCTTGGCGCAGGTCGCCGTAGTTCTTTTCGAGGTATCGGTGCAGGGTCACAGCTTGCGAAGTCTTCTATTGTACACCTCAATCAGGGCCTCTAATTCTTCCGCGCTGTACTTGCGGGTCTGGTTGCTCATTTGCTCTATGGTCTCCGCTGTCCCCTCTCCAAATTCCGCATCGAGGCGGCGGGCAAATTTGAACTGCTCGCCCGATCGAAATCCGTTGCAACTCTTGCACTGCGGGGCCACATTCACCATCCCCTCCTCCGGGTCGCACATCCACCGCGTCGAGAACTTGGCCCGGCTTTGGAAGTGTCCCGCGTCGACCGTCTTCCAGTGTGCCACCTTCCCGCAGGTGTAGCACTCGACGAATCCTCGGTGGTCGGCGGTACGCATCCGCACCCATTGCGAGAAGACCTTGTCGAGGCGGGCGATGAGCTTCTTGCGGGTCACGATGCGAGGCCGAGGCATACCAGCAAAAGAATGACGAGATTGAACAGGCGCACCTGGTGCTCTTGGAAATACTCAACGCCGAGCTGTGCAAAGCTCAAGATGGCGATGGCGGCGAGGATGCCTTCAGTCATTGGGTTTGATTTCTCCGAGGTCGATGAGGTCTTCGACGGTCAACAAGATAGCCTTTCTCGGCTCCACAGATCCGGCGTGTCTTTGATAGTGGTCACGTTCCGGACGATGCTTACGCTCCAGAATCCTTTCCGCGCGTGTCTCTTCCCACTTCCGGCAGCACTCCATGAGCTCGCCAAGTTTAAGCCGCCCGTACATGGGGCCGAACTTGTTGCGCTTGATGCCCTCGAACACAAGGGCGAACTCCTCCAGCTTGAAACAAGGGAACTCTTCCATGAGTGCCCGCGCCGTCTCCTTCATCTCTGCGTCATCTTGGATGGTCTTGGTCGCGTCGACGAACTTTATAAGCTGTCCGAGCTCCGCAAGAAACCAAGCGCGGGTCGCTTGTGGGTGCAACCTGAGCGCGGTCCTGATTCCTGTTCCCTCCTCCCACGCATTTTGAGGGGTCAAATTTCGACGTTCTCCCCGAAGGAGTAGCTGAGTGCTACCCGTGATCGATGAAGTCCTTGAGGCCATCCGGAGTGAAGCCTGATGGGTTGAATCCTTTTCTTCTTTCATTGCTTTGCTTGTTTCTGTGTCTTGATAGCCAGCTTCGCGCCTTTGGTTTCCACTTGGCCATAGGAGTCCCGCTAACATACCACCCCGTGCTTTCGTAGTGGGTGTGGAACTCTTGGCCCAGCTGTTCGGCTACGTCGGTCCCGCCAATGTCCCGGAAGTATTCCTTGACCTGCTCCTCGGTGGGTCTCTCATAATCCAATTCCTCACGCGCGGTACTCTTAGTTCTCTTAGAGGTATTTGTTTCTATATGTACACGGGCCAAATTTGGCTCATCGATGGGACGATTCTGAACCATCGAAGGGACGGATTCGTCCAATGCATGGGCCGGATTCGTCCCAAGGCAAAACGTACCCCTTCTATCAAATCCGTTTTGGCTCTTGTAGATAGCCCCCACCGCTTCCAGTTTACCCAACGCCCGCTTGATTTGGGACGCGCTTAAAAAGGGCAAGTACTCAGACATCTCCTTGATGCCTTGCGTCATGCATGGCTCCTCCCCTGCGGCTGTGTTGCGGTCGATCCAATACTTGAGATGGGCAAGAACGGCAGCGGCAGACAATCCCCACCGCTGCGCGTCCTCAACTTCGAACCAATACTTCATGGGTAACGATTTTCGATTGATTCAATCTCACGGCGATACCCCGCGATTCTATCTGACCAAGCTTCGTATTCATCGGATCGATGACGTATCAAACAAATGAATGAATCGGCATCTTTAATCCAGTGGCGCAATTCTCGCACGCGCTCTTGTTCGTCCTTTGTCATGGGGGAAACATACCATCCGGGTCCAACTTACGCAAAGCGTTCTTTACGTTCTTCAGCTCCTGAGTCAGCATCTGTTTTTCCCTGTCGTCGGTATCCTCACGGCAGAAGGCGGTGAGTAGGTTCCGTCGGTGCTCTCGGAGGAACATCACGCGGTTCACCTTTTCCATGTAGGTCATTCCTTCATCCATGCGTTGTACGCTTCCTCGTATTTCTTGGCCAGCTCGATCACGTCCTTCACCATCACCTCGTGCGGGGTCAAAAATTCCTTGTGCTTGTACTGGTTAGCCCATGCCATACCTGCCACCTTAAAGCACATCCCCCGAATGATTTCCTTGTCCTTATTCGGGCTTGCTGGTGGGCGATTCTGATACCCGCCCGCAGGGGGTAGGTTCTTCGAAATCTTGAGTTTGTCCGCTCCCTTTGGGCTTTTGCCTGTCTTGACGTAGTACGCCATTTCCCCCACCTTGTACGGGGGGTTTTGACTCTTGGAATTGGCCTCTCCGACTGTGCCGTCATTGAAGGAAATAATGAAGGAGTACATGGTCGATCCGTCATAAGTGCTCTTCCAATCTCCGTTCCCTTGGATGGATTCAATTTGCGCTTGTGTCATAGCTCTGCAAGTTTTGAAGGTCAATGTTGAGGGACTCGCATACCTGCCCGAATTCGCCCGTCGTAAACTGGCCGGGGTCTTTCAGCTTGCGGTTGATGGTGGCCGGGTGGATGCCCAGCACATCGGCCAGGTCCTTCTGAGTCTTCTTTTGGATCGCCATTTGTGCGACGATTGCCTTGTTCACGGCTGTGAACCACTGCCTGTACTTTGTCATGTGTCTCTATTTGATGCCCGCAAGATACGTAAAAGATTTGCATATATGTAAATTCTTTGTAGATTTGTAGCAAACAAACACACAAATGTCACACCAATCCGAAAAGTTCAACGAGGTCCTTCAGCTGCTATCGCCGTTGTGCATCACCTCCGACAACATGGACCTTGTTCGCATGGTCAAAGACCTCCAGGAGTACACCGAGTATCTGGAAGAACACGCCGACAAGCTCACTGCAATCATCAAGGAACACCAGGACAAATGAGCTCATTCAACGAATCCATGGCCCGCGTAGAACAGGCCGCCCACCACACCGGACGCAGCGAGATGGGCATGGAGGTCTCCCGCTTGCTGTACTTCCAAATTGAAGCTGTCAACGACCGCATCACGGCCCGCACATTAGAGCTCAACCAGGACACCACCTTCACCGGGTACATCTCCGATGACGTCAAGCTGAAGGAGCTCATCGCCATGCGGGAAGTCCTCGACTCCGTTCACGTCAAAGTCCTCTCGTTGTGATTCGCCTCGGCCTCTACAGGTTCACCAATTGGCAAGCCGTCAAAATCAATTGGAAGCGCGGCGTCCGTGGCGCCGTATCCGGTCACGCCGTACAAGGTGGGACGCGGATGTATGAAGTCGGTGAGGGCTTCATCAAGTACCCTCACAATACCCACCGCTGGGAAGGCGATATCTGCTCCCTTGAGCCAGCCCCCGAAGACAAGCAAAACACGGGCGGACCATACCGTTCCGACTACTCTATTTTAAGCCCGTCAGGAAATGGAATTTTTTGAAATGATAGTGAGCCAATACGGATCGGTCCGCGCTTGCTGTGATAGGCTCGGTATCAACCGCGCCCAGTTCCGCCGCCAACTGCAAACAGGCGACGACCGCTTCCTCAATGCCATCGCCGATGGCTGCAAGCTCTCCCGTCAGGAGGTCCGATGGGAGTTCACCTACCACAAACAGAACGCATAAACACAAAAGCATGAGCCTACCCAAATTCTACACCATCAACGAGGTAGCCGATTCCTTCAAGGTCCACCCGGCAACCGTTCGAAAAATGATTTCGAGAAATGAAATTCATATTCTACAAATCGGGGACAAGGGAACCATCCGGATCCCCGATTCTGAGATAACAAAACTCATCGCTCCAAAAGACACACAGCCGCAAGTGTCTAAATCTCACCCGCCTAAATGGGAACTTGAGGGGCTCAGTATCAGAGCTCGAAATATCTTGATGAGGTGCGACATTCACACCTTGGAAGAGTTGGCGCAATGGCGACGGAGAGACATCACAAAGTTGGTCGGGGTCGGAGAAACAACAGCGGACGCAATGGCTGAGTGGCTGGCTACAAATGGAAAATCTTTCAGCCTATGAACCTTTTGAAATCCCTCAAACGCCTCAACATGGACGCCTTAGAGAAAGCCTTGAGCAATTTGAACACGCCGGAGCTGTTAGGGCTGGCCAAGCCTATCGCCTCCACGCCCTTCTCCCTGCGTGGTGAAGACACGCAAAGCATATACCTCATGATTTGCGACGAGCTCGAACAGCGCAACCCCGCCGAGTGGGTCGTGATAGAGGCCGAGTTCCAGCGTAGAGAAAAGACCTCCTCCAAGATGGATACCTTCATAGCTCCCTTTACCCGATGACATATCAGCAATTCATACAAAGCAAGCAAGCCAACACGTTAAGCGTTGGATTTGATCCGAAAGGGTTAAACCGTCACCTGTTCCCGTTTCAAAAGGAGATAGTACAACGCGCCTGCCGCCGCGGGCGGTATGCCATATTCGCCGACTGTGGACTCGGTAAAACCTTGATGCAGCTCGAATGGGCTCACCAAGTAGTGCAAGAAACTGGGCAAAATGTCCTCATACTTTGCCCCTTGGCTGTCGCCGCTCAGACCATCAGCGAAGGAGAGAAGTTCGGCATTCATGTTTCTCAGTGGCAACCAGGGGCCGAGTATTCGCAGAGCGTAGTGATTACCAATTATGACAGCTTTCATAAGGTTAGCGTAGAAGGGTTCAGCGGGATTGTACTTGACGAGAGCTCTATCTTAAAGAACTTCATGGGCAAGATGAAGCAGTTGATTTTAGATAGTTGCAAGGAGATGCCATATAAGCTCGCGTGTACGGCTACGCCCAGCCCCAACGATCCGCTTGAGCTCGGCAATCACTCGGAGTTCTTGGACGTGTTAACGCGCAATGAAATGAGCGCGACGTACTTCATACATGACGGCGGCAGCACTCAAAAGTGGAGACTGAAAGGCCACGCGGAGAATTCGTTTTATAAGTGGGTCGGTACTTGGGCCTCAGTTATTCGTAAGCCTTCAGATTTAGGCTATGAAGATTCGGATCACGAACTCCCGCCGCTGCATTTCCACAGCAAAGAAATAGAAACGGAACAAAGGGACCACGGAATGCTGTTTAATGAGGTGGCCGTAAGCGCGACTAACTTTAATGCGGAACTGCGCCTTACTAAAGTTCCGCGGATGGAGATGGCTGCCGAGCTAGTCAACAATTCCGAGGAGCCGTATATCGTTTGGGTACGACAAAACGAGGAGGCCAAGTACGTTTGCAACCTCATCCCGGACGCCGTAGAGGTCCACGGGGGTATGACGCCGGAGCAAAAAGAAAGCGCGTTCCT